GCCTGTAGCGGCGATAGAGACCATGCCGGGTGGAAAAGGACAGCAGTTTTTTGCCCATGGTGTGTTAGAGACACGTAGAGGCGAATATATCAAAGATAACAAGAATAAACGACTAGGATTCAATATCATTACATCACTACAGAAAGATAAGTTCGGCGGTACTAGATGGGAACAGGTAGAAATACCTTTCCGTGTTGAGGGCGGTATAGATGTAACTGAGACTTACCTTAGAGAGGCTTTAGATTTAGGACTTATTACTAAGAGCGGTGCGTGGTATACAAGTGACTTCTTTGGTGATGAAACCATACAAGGGTTCGATAACCTTAGATTAGTAGCCGCAGCAAATCCTGAGAGTATGGAGAAAATAGTTAGTGCCATACAGACACGGGACTAAACAGGAGAAGCTCATAGAGCGATGTATCGAAGAATTAGGACTGCGTTATCTTGCTCAGGCTAAGTTTGGACAGTATGATGTAGACTTTCTGCTTACAGAGCTTGATGTGGTAGTGGAGGCAGATGGGCCTTTCGGTCATCTGGCTAAGAGAGATGCATGTAGAGATCAGGATTTGAAGGATATGGGGGTTGCAGAGGTGTGGCACCTAAAAGAGAAAACATTGCAGGATATAAAGGAAAGATTATGTCAGGAATTAAACAGATATCAAAATCAAATAGCATAGAAACTCCTGTTGTACGAACGGATTTAGCTTTTATCTCCCTGATAGAAGAAGGTTTAGAGGAGGACAACTCACCACCTAGGTCGGGAGTGTTCTATCCTTCCACTCTGGGAAATAAATGTGATCGTTACATGTATATGGCTTATAATGGTATGCTGCTAGGTAATACTATACCTCCTAGGATTAGAAGAATTTTTGATGTGGGCGGGGTGTTCGAAGAAAGGTTCGAGAAGTATCTAAATAATGTAAAACTTCTAGTAGATAGAGAACTCTCTATTAGAACAGAGAACCCTCCTATATCAGGTAGAATAGACTTCATAGTGTTCCCAGATGATCCAGTGCCAGTAGAGCTAAAAACTATTAAACAAGAAGACTACAAAAAGCTAAGAGCCCCTAAACCGGAACACGTAATCCAACTTCAACTGTATCTAAATATGGGGGGCTACAAACATGGATACATATTGTATGAAAATAAAAACACACAGGCTTGGAAATGTTTTAAGCTCACTAAGAATGAGCAGCTTTGGGAAGATATACAAACTAGGTGCGCTCGTGTAATGTCTCTACAAGCTCCCCCAGAAGAATGCACTGGTAATAGGTGGTGCGATTGCAGAAAGGTAGAAGTATGAAAAAACGTTGGAATTACAGCAATGCTACAGACCTAGCAGAGAACTATATAGATAATCTGAGTGTTCCTACATTTGGAATGTCTTTGGAATCACCTGATACAGACTTGAAATTTTCGGACGTTATACACGCTTCAATATCTAAATTAGAGGAGTACTTAGGTGTGTACGGCGGGTACAAAAGTTTGCTAGAACAACATGTTGCGGATATAGAAGCTCGCAAAGGAGCTATGGAAGCTCAGTTTGATGAAGCTTATAATATAGCTATGTATCAGGTTGCAGAAGAACATCTTGGAAAAGGATTACGTAAACCAACCAAAGAGCAATTACGTGGGGAGGTTATGCTGACTAGGGAATCTCTTGCTAACTTGAGGCGGGATATAATAGATGTATCAACTTTATATGCGAGGCTGCTAGGGCAACTAAAACTTTATACTTCAGCATTCGCAACAGTTTCTAGGATAGTGTCTCTTCGAACACAAGCCTATAAGGATTCAGAATGATAGCGGGGTTTGATTGTTCTTCTAAAGCTATACATCTCTCTCTTTTGGACGCAGATGAAAATTTAGTCGGAATGGAGAAATTTGCAAGTAGCGATAAGAACTATGAGGTTAGATTTTACGAGATACTCGACTCTTTTGAAGCGTACTTGGGTATAATAGATATAAGCACAGCAGCGATAGAGTCCGCTATATATATCCAAAATGCGAAAGCCACTATAGCTATTGCGTCGGTAGTAGCGGGAGTAAAACTACAATTACATAGGTCAGGTACTCCATTTGCTTCTGTGGATAATAAAGTATGGAAAAAAATAATTGTGGGTAAAGGTAACGCTAAGAAAAGTGATATAATGGCATTTGCTATCTCTAAGTGGGGGGAAGTATTTCCCGAACAGGATTATGCCGATGCTGCTTGTATAGCTCTATGGAGGAAAAGAGATGGAAGATAAGTTTAAGATGTATGTGTCTAGGGGTGGCCCCAAAGAGGATGCTCCCACAGTCTATGAAGATAGGTTTCCCGAAGGAGCCACTCTAGAAGATTTGAAAAATAAACACGGGGTGGTTATCTGGTGTAAATACTTTGCTTGTATCCAGAATAAACAGTTTGAAGATACACAAAGAACTACAGGAACAATACTGAAGAACAATAACTATACACCTGTTGCTGAAAAATCTAATGTTTGGAAGGGTATGTGTACGAGAGACGAGATTGGGGTGGACTTCAAAAATTTCTTCTCTAATGGAGCCAAATTTAAAGTACCAGCTTGCTTTAACGCAGCCACTAATAAAACAGGATATATGGACTTTAGCAGGTTACTGCAATCAGATGGAAGTCCTTACGGGGGGAGTATAGATTCTCAAAATCCAGAACATGCAGCATATCATTACGGAACTGCGGAACAACCGGATATAGGAGAGATGCCTTACAAAGATAGAGAGATTGAGTTTGATGACTAACAGGAGGTATAATGCCTAAACATATACCGGTCGCAGTACGTCTAAAAGGGATGGAATTATATGTAGCTAATAGTATGAGTGCTAGGGAAATAGCTGAACATTTGTCTACTAACTATAACGTAAGTGTTCGCCCTCCAACTATCTATGCGTGGGCTAGAAAGTTTGATTGGGATAATAAAAGGACTCAGGTTGTATCGCAAACTAATGATAAAATAGTTCAGAGTGAGGTTAATAAAGCATTTCAAATACAGGATGAGCAACTTAAAATTTATACAGACATTAGAGAAAAAGCTTCTAACGAGTTAGGTAATCTAAACTTTACCAGAGCTTTAGATGCCGTTAGAGCTGCTGATGTAGGTATACAGGGGGAACGGCGAGTACTAGAAGGGCTGATTAACTTACAATTTGTCCAAGAGGTTATGAAAGTTTTGGTTGATACGATTGATGATGGAGAGTTGCTATCTAACATTGCAACTAAATTAAAAATACTAGTGTCCACAGAGGAACAGAATGCCAACCGAAGTAGTAACTCTTAAGGAAGCATTCGGCCTCCTTTCTACAGGGATAAAAAACAGCGACAAGGTTTCCGTAGGGTCATTTTGGGAGTTCGTTCGTGATATTTGGAGCTTAAGTTTTGAACGCCCAGAATTATTTAAGGCTTGGCACGTACAGTTTTTATGTGAAGAATTAGAAACTACAGTTAATGAGGGGAGCAACTACACTGCGGTGTTACCCCGTGCCCACTTCAAGAGCACTATCTTAGGACACGCTTTCGCTATTTGGTTATTATTGAAGGCAAAAACAGACACTAGAGTTTTATACTTATCTTACAGTGACACTATGGCTAAGTATCATATGAGTGAAATAAATAAAGAAGTATCTCGCAATCCTAAACTATCGAACTGGATACGGAACGAGACTCCCAAAGCAGATTACACATTTAGGTATAAGCACTCTAATGGAAGTGCTTTAGAAATAGAGCACGGCGGGTTATTCTCTTTCAAAAGAGGTATGCATGTTAACGGAGCTTTGATAGCAGATGATATTCTGAAAGACCCTGAGAACCCGTTGAACCTATCTCAAATAAATAAAATTGAAGAACACTTCATGACTGAATCTATGTTTATACCTAATCAAGGTGTGCCGGTTGTAGTGATGGGTACCCCGATGCTCCCCGGTGATATTTTAGCAAAACTTGAAACAGATTCCCGATTCAAATATAGGAGGCTTCCTGCGTTCGACCCAGTACCGGGGAGACGAGTATTGATGCCAGAACTATATAGCGAGGATTGGTTACTAGAACAACAGAAAGCAAAACCTAAATCTTTCGCATCAGAGTTTTTGTTAAAGCCATTTTTGAGCCAAGAGTCTTACTTCTCTGAGGAAGATATAGCTAAAGTATTAGACTATACTCTTAGGAGTTACCCAGCTAATCATAAGCATGAGTTCCCTGAGGCAGATCGTATCTATGCTGGCTTCGATGTTGGGAAAAAGAGACACCCCTCGCATCTTGTAATCTTTAGAAAGAGTGGGGACAAGATAGAACAAATACATCAGACATGGTTAGATGGTTGGGACTACACGGCGCAAATAGAATTTCTAAATGAGATTGCCCAGAATTTCAATCTCACTAAAGGATACATAGACAATACGAGAGGTGAACTAGAAGATAGGGGGTTAGATGCGAAATGGTGGCCTATGCACTTCACAGTAAAGAGTAAAATGACCATGGCGCAGATTTTCGAAACTTATGTACATGAAGGTAATACAAAATTATTAGCTGATGAACGACAAACTTCTCAAATACTATCAGTAAACAATGAACTCAAAGCCCCTGAGACCCCTATGGGACACGGAGATGCCTTCTTCTCTATTGCAATGGCACTACAGGCATGTTATGAATCTTCCCAATACCAAGTTCAAACTGTGGGTAATGTGCAAGATATTTTACAGGATTTAGAAACTGCTGTGAATGAGGCTGAAAAAAACCCTGCACAGGCTGTACATGATAGGCTTTTAAAGTATAATGATAGTATACCCGGCACCGATCCTGCCCCTAGACCGCTGAATCCTGAATGTGAGGATGCAAATTGTGGCCCAAATGTATGGATACCTGAGCGGGGTCTTTGTTTATATTGCGGTTTCCGAAAGTAATAATTAGGGGGTAGTCTATGGTCACGTTAGCACCACAAGCTGAACTGGTAGCACGAAAACGATATTATTTAAAAGACGATGAAAACAAACCTATTGAAAATGCAGAGAAGATGTTTAGACGAGTAGCTGATTCGATTAGTAGTATTGAAACAAATTATGGGAAGCTTGCAGTAGAAACACAACTTTCAGCTAATGATTTTTACGATATGATGGCCTCATTAGATTTCGTGCCCAACTCCCCCACTCTCATGAATGCCGGTACAGAACAAGGTACTTTATCAGCTTGTTTTGTGCTCCCGCTTGAGGACAGTATGGAAGGTATTATGAAGGCAGCGCATGATGCAGCTATGGTGCAGAAATTTGGGGGAGGCACTGGTTTTGCTTTGTCTAAAATCCGACCTAAGGGAGATAGAATAAAGACCACGCACGGGGTATCCTGTGGGCCAATAGAAGTGCTTAAGACTCTTTCACGAGTATCTTCAATGATCACACAAGGCGGTAAGCGTGACGGTGCAAACATGGCGGTCATGGACGTTCACCATCCCGATATTCTCGAATTCATTGACTGCAAAGAGGTTGAGGGCGATATCCATAACTTCAACATTTCAGTAGGAGTTACCGATGATTTTATGCTTGCGGTAAAAGCAGGAATTCGTTACCCGTTGATAAATCCACGGACTAATGAAGTGGTAGGTGACCTTGACGCTATAGAAGTGTTTAATAAGATGGTTTACGGCGCATGGAGGAATGGAGAACCCGGACTAGTATTTTTAGATACTATAAATAAAGACAGTAGAGTAACTGCCCAATATGGTCGGATGATAGCTACAAATCCCTGCGGAGAACAACCTCTATTAGGTAATGAATCATGTAACCTAGGGTCTTTAAACCTAGCCAACTTCTTTGCACCGTCTGAGTTCTCTGATTCCTCAGAACCCTCACTAGATTGGAAAATTAATATAGATTGGTATAAATTAGATAAAAGTATACGGTTAGCTACTAGATTTTTAGATGATGTTATTGATGCTAATTATTATGCTACCCCCGAAATAGAGGAGATGACAAAAGCCACTCGTAAAATTGGATTAGGTATTATGGGCTTTGCCGATCTGCTAATTCAATTACGAGTGGGGTATAACACGGAAGCTGGGCGCATGATAGGGAATCATATAATGGGCTTCGTTCAAGATATCGCAGATAACGAATCCTTACGATTAGGGAAGGCTAGAGGAGTTTTTCCTGCTTGGAGGGAGAGTGAGTATTCGAAATATGATAGGAAACTGAGAAACGCTTGCCGTCTTACAGTAGCACCTACAGGCACTATATCTATGTTAGCAGATACCTCTAGTGGTATAGAACCAACCTTTGCTTTGGTATGGAAGAAGACAAATATTCTAGAAGGTGAGACAGTTTATTATGTAAATAAATACTTTGAAAAAGATGCTAAGGAGCATAATTTTTATTCAGAAGATTTAATGGATTATATTTCTAATGGAGGGTCTATAAAAACCCGACACGATGTTCCGGAATGGGTAAAAGATGTATACGTAATAGCCGAAGATATCTCTCCTGAAGCACACGTACTTATGCAAGCTGCTTTCCAGCAGTTCTGTGATTCAGGAATTTCTAAAACTATTAATTTTTCTAACGAGGCAACCGTTGAAAATGTGTATACTGCTTATACACTTGCATGGGAAACCAAATGTAAAGGCATAACTGTATATAGATCGGGTAGTAGGGAGAAAGAAGTGTTAGTAAAAGCTAAGTCTACACAAACTACCAATGTTACTTCTAAAGCTATACAATTAGATTTTTTGAAGGATATAGGTACTCCAGAACTAGTCCCGGTGCTTGCGGCAGGTGGGGAATGCTGTGCTACCCCGTATCATGTTGAAGAAAGTGGTTGCGTAACTTGTAAGTCTTGCGGGTGGTCTAAATGCCACATTGCATAAAACTGTAGATTAGTAGTATAATAAGAATAGATTAAAGTTAAGGAGTGTAGTATGGCTATAGGTAATATGTTAAGGGAGCGTGGCGAACAGTATGTGGCTAATCAAGATGAGACGGGGACTTGGCGCATATTAGATACTTGGCATGATGCATTAAAGGTTCTGGAACCTGATGAAGATGTGCCAGATGAAAGTTCA